GCACCTAAGTGGATCCAAAATAATTTCAACACATACGCTCTAAACTTTGAGAAAATTCATAAAGTGTATGGCGACAGCTACACTTTGGATATTTATGAATTGCATCCCTGGGATATGATGTCCGGGAGCCTTGCAGAGGGTGAAGTTATCACAGATATTTCCGGTTTCATAGCTGGTTTGGGTGATCAACTTGACAAGCATTTAGCAAAGCACGCCGATGGTTTGCGAATGCAAAAGCAATACATGCAAGCTTCCATCAATAGACGGAAGGCTAAAATGGTTGCCGAGCAAGGTGATTGGTATTTTTCTCCAGAGGAACAGTGGTCTATGTTTGTCAGTGTAATGACGAGCAGGTATGAGTACACTAAGGAACACTGGGAAAGCTTTCGTGTAGAATTTCCCGAGTACGTTACTCACGCAGTTGAGGAAGTCGCTGCATGGTGCCGAGGAGAAAATGAAAACACCAGTGTTGCGTCCGATCTAGCCACCACTATGAACAAGTACATGATACAACCGTCTTTGACGGCCACTAACAGTGTTTGTGAAATGGTAGCTTCAGCTATGTCATATGCACCAGCCGCCATCGCAGTGGCAGGGGCGCTTACTGTAGCTTTATTGGGTTATCGCTATTTAGTTAAGACTTATCCAGAGTTACAGTCTAGCGGTACTTTGCAAACAAAAGGTAGACCATCAAAGCGTCAGCGGTTGAAGTTGAAGAAATTAGTACAACAACCGGTGTTACCTGACGAGCATGGCACATTTGCTACTCAGGAACAAAACGAAACCATTGAGAGTATTCTCCAGCTTAACCAGTACTATATGCGGGTTGCTGGCATTGAAAAACACATTGGTATTGTTACGTTCATTGGTGGAAGGATTTTCTTATGCAATGCACATTTTTTTGGTGCGTTGCTAACCTTAAGTGAAACCGTTGAGAACATGCTAGTTGACTTTGTTAATGCTGGTACACCTGGACGTAGTTTTAGTGTTCCTTATCTTTATTTGGATGTGAGCACTCCGGAATTACCCGGTATTTGTGATGAACTGGCCACATGTGTGATTACTTACCCAGTTGCCCAATCACGCATGATTACTTCTCATTTTATTTCTGAGAAATCCACCACTCTCCGTCCAGATATGTATGGACGATTTGTTCCTTTTACAGGAGATGTAATGTTGTGGAAAGAGGACACGAAGAATCCAGGATTGACTAGATCTCACGTTCAAATAAGTGCGTTGACGAACACTGGTGTTAAGACATCGTCGGGTTTTTCGTACCATTTGCATGGTGTTTATATGTATCACACCTCTGCAACGAAGCGTGGATCGTGTGGTTCCGCCATAGTTACTACGGATGGTCGAGATCCAGCCAAAATTTTGTGTTTACACACCGCTGGCAACACGGAGTTAGGGTATGGGTTACCGGTTACGTGTGAGATGGTTCATGAGATATTAACACTGTATGGGGTTGTAAGAGGTCCAATTGTCCCTGAAGATGTTTCTGAACATGGTAATTTCGATCCCACTATTGTATCAGAACATCTACAGTGTGTAGGTCGCCTTACACGAGGACCAAAACTACCCGACAAAACGTCTTTGATACCTTCTCCATTGTACGGTTTGTTTGAGCCACCAATTAAAGCACCGGCAGTTTTGAACACATCACAAGCATGGGAAAATGCTAGGAGTTCTTATTGTAGAAATAAAGCAGTCATTAATTTAGATTTACTTCAGGACGCCGTCAAGTTAGTGTGTATGGATCTGTACACATTTCCAAGAGATGAGTCTGTTCCCGAACAAATTCTCACTAATGAGGAAGCAGTCGGGGGTTGGCGCTTGTTACCACCCATGAATCGTAAAAGTTCTGCCGGTCCACCGTACAATGAGTATACTACTCAAGGTAAGACTGTGTTCTTTGGTAAAGGCGAACTACCGGATTATACTTCAGAGGAGTGTAAAGATCTGTTTGCCCAGGTAGATGAGGAAATGCGTTTGCAAGCCGAAGGTTTTGTTCTTGGGCAATTGAGTACTGATTATCTGAAGGACGAGTTGCGTAAGCTTGCCAAAGTAGCAGAAGAAGCAACTAGGTTGTTTTCTGCTGTTGGTGTCAATACGCAGATAGGTCAAGCCCGAGCTTACGGGGCTGTGGTTAATTAC